TACGCTCTTCGCGGTGTATGTCAGTCAGTTTATTAAGATAGTACACTAATACCGCTAGAAATATCCCAGCTATTCCATAGCTTGCTAAAGCTTCTAATATCGCATCCATTTTTACAGTTCAATAGGTTTCAATTTCATTTACGCATTCAGCCAATTCACCTTCAGTCAATCCATTGCCATCCATAACGTCCAACGCCCAACCGTTTACAACTTCAATCTCCTGCCACCGCTTGATAGTTTCTCCTTCAGGCCAGTTCAGGTCGGTTATGCCCTTGCGATTCCGTACATCGCATTCTTCGTATGTGTCGAATATCAAATACATTTCAATGTCATTAATGTTGTAACAGCAGCTTCAATGTCAGTCTTCTCTGCTGATGTATCTGAGATGTAGGTATATTGATGATACCATTGACCGACATACCCATAACCAAAGACATAATTTCCAAACCCCCAATACGTTGCCGAAGTATTGGCCGTTATTATCGATACTGTTTTTGCATTTCCGACAAGAAGATCGTGAAGTGCATCGCGCGTTGGTGAAGTTGTGCCAATGTACGTTCCATCGACATACATGCTTGGTGTGCCTATGCTGCCAAACCCAGCTCCTGCATCACCATTATTGGCGAAGATAGCCTTGCTCTGTGAAGCATTTACAGCTGCATTGAGAAGTGAAAACTTGCTGGAACTGGTATGCACTGTCGTATACACATCTCTGACACCATTGTATATCGGAGTGTTAGAACCTCCGCTGGCCGTGTTCAGTTTATTAGCAAATATCCACGGGATAAAAGGCACACCGTCATTATTAGGTATTGCGCCATTTAGCATCGCCAGTGGCTGCTCGGCAAGGGTAGATGTGAACCAATCGTTTCCATTACCGAAGCTATCGTAAATGCGAATGTATCTACATTCCGCCAGTTCACCGAAAGTTCTCAATGCTTGCCAATCGGGAATGTTTCCATTGAATGGAATGTCCTGCTCGACACCCGTATCCAGCCGCTTGACCTTAGCCCATGCCCCTGCGTAAGCCGAGGATGCCTTGTAGAACCCAATAGCCTGCGATGGTGTGGCCGCTGTCAGCTCATCGAAGTATATCCATTGAACGTCCACAACGACTGAACCTATCACATCGTTAGTGCCGTCCGAAACTCTGACCATGATGGTTCGTTCACCGTCAGCCTGCGCGTTCCAAACAAGGACGTTACTTGCCTGTGTGATCTCGCGTGAAGTTCCGTTCAATTGTGGAACTGAGAATGTATAATCTCCAACGGGTGTGAATCCGTTTGCCGTTGCATTTATGGTAACCGAATCGCCACAGGTAGGTGTAGCGTTTGACGTTGCGATTGATAGTGATGGTGATACGCAAGGCGTAGCTGTAATGTCTTGAACACTTGGAACGCTTGAAGTTGAACCGTCCGAATCCGTGAATGTGATATTAGGTAGAACCAACGTTGCGCCACTTGCAACCGTTGCAGTATAGCTTGCATTTGAGTTTTCAACCGTTGCATCTGCACAGTTACCAAATTCAGCGATAAGACAATCTCTTTGAACTTGGGTTAGCCTATCTATTACCGATTGGTCGCAGAAGTCGTATAACGTCAACCCGTCAACGCTTGGAGGGATACTAGCACCGCTTTCAGGTATTTGGCACTTGTTCCAATCGTAGAACTGTTTGAGTTCAAGAACGCAAGAGTAGCCCGCTGTTCGGTCGTTCGTTCGTTCTGTAAAGTGTTCTAGTTGTGCCGCCTTATCCGTTACATACTCTTGTCCATGTTGTTGATGAAAGTAGTTTAGGAAATCCAAAAGAATCAACTGCATATCAGATAGCACTTCAATCTCTGAAGCGTCATCGTCCTGTCCTTCCTCGCCCGCAATAACGCGCCCGAACATGGTCAGGCGAATGTTATCAATCTTGTAGTTTTGGTCTAAGCTACCGCCCTCGTTTGATAGCCATAGTAACGGGTAACTTCTATCGGGTTTTCCCTGAAGTTCCGCTATTGTCCCCATTCCGACCTCCGCTATTTGATAGTGAGCGTTCGCTAAAGTTACTATTTGGGCGTGTATTTGGTTTAGAGTTAGCAAGGTAGCGTCTTAATTTCTGTTCGTTCTTTTTAGACATCTCTATATTTTTCTCTCAACGTTTCGGGGAATGATGTTCCTCCCAAATAGATAGACGTTCTGAAGTTGTTTCTATTGGGTTGAATCGTATCCAATCCACTATCGGGGTTCTCATATTCAGGAAAGCTAGATGAGTATTCACATAGGTAATTAATCAGTCTTTGCTTGTACCAATCGCCTTTGTTCGTTTCCTTTTCAACTAGGAAGTTTACGCCCGATGTTGATGCTGGTGATGATTGTTCCGAGTCTTGTATCTGAAGCCCTTTGTTCGTGATTTTGTAATGAGCCATCGCAAGACATTCAGCCGTAACGTAATGTTTGAGCGTAACCTGAATATAGTCTTGTAGTAGAGTCTCGTACACACCTGACAAAGTAGAAGCCTGAATATCATCTTTTATCTTGTTGTAAAGTGTTGAACCAAGTACGGGTTGAATCTCTGTGTCTTGCGCCCAAAGAATAGACTCGCGTATGTATTTCACATCAACGTTATCAGATACTTGCGTGTTCTGTTTTAAGAATGTTTCCGAGATGAATAGAACGTTAGCCATTTTATCCTTTTTCCTTAATTACAACTTGCTCCCATACGTGTCTGCAATATGGCGTGGTTATGTTCGTGTCTTTGCGTGTCCAAAAGCCTCCGCGTCTTAACCATACGTTTCTATCTTCGGCCATTCCTATCTGTTGAATCTGTGCAGAATCCCATACCCTTGATTTAGATTCATTGACCATTCTCTTACAAAATTCCCTTGTAGTTGGAATAATATCAGCACCCGAAGCTTCACCGCTTTTAACGTACCTGTAAGCCACTTTGAAAGTTACCTCCAATGGTTCGGCTGTTTGTAATGCTTTCGTTCCTTGTGGCGTAATTGTGGCCACTCTTTGCGTAGATTCCGCAATAACCTCGTCTGCAATTGTCAGGTAGTTGGATGCTGTCAAAGATTGGATAGCCGACATCACTTCATCTACCGTTGTTTCAAGTTGTGCCGCGATGCTTGACCATGTTGCCGTTGGGTTTTCCTTTAGAATCTCCAATACGGCAAAGTTAAAAGCGTCAGAAGCGAATCCGTAACGCTTCAATAGCTTTTCTGAGCGTTCAAGTTCTTTATCTGAGTTGAACCTGACCGCACGACCTTCTCCAACTATCTCGTATTTATCCAATGAGTAACCTACCTTTGAGAATCCATCGCAGATACGCATCTCAATATCATGGTCTTGTTTTGCCAATTGAACCTCAACACTCATTTGAGTAGTGGTCAAAGGTTCAAGCCCCATATCTTCGCGAATCTCGTCCGTAGTCATTACGCTTGCGCGTGTTGCTTCTGAGTATTCTCTACCAATCGGCTCAGTATCTTGTATGTAGATACGCCCGTCAAATCCTTGCACTCCTAACAGCCCGTTAAATATTTCCTCTAGGAAACGTTGACGGCCATTAACGTAAGTATTCTGAAATAGTTCATAGCTGTCTCGCACTTGGTTACGGCTTGAAAATATACCGTCCTCTTTGATTCCGAACAGTTGCGGGTCTACAATCCTATGTCCAGCAAAAATCTCAGTTTGTACGGTCTTGTTTAGCGTATCGAAACGCTTGTCGAAGTCATTACCATTAAGCGCGATAATCTCTGCGCCTTGCTCTTTAGAATCATTGAAGTTCAACACCAACTTGTTAGCATTGTCAGACCCGCTGAACTTATCGTATAGCTTTCGTTCGATTGCTTGTTGCTCCTCTTCTGTCGGTTGCCCATTGAAGAAGTTAATCATCGTACCCCCCATGAACCCGTTTTTAATGGAGTTCAAATGGAAGTTAGCAATCTCTTTGTCCATCTCAATGTATGGCACGCAACCTAGATACTCAGGCAATGGATACGCCTGACCCATTGGATGATAAGACTTAACGTATAGCAATGATTTCCCGCCAATGTTAGACGGGTCAAATGCTGGAATGTATTCAGTCTCAGGTTGATTCTTAGACCAATCTTCTGAATAGAAGTAACCGTCTAAATCCTTAGCCTTTCGGTACTTGGTAAAATCGCAATGATATACCGCGCTAATCTTTTCAAGCGTCTTATTGCTTATAATTTCAAAACAGAAACCACCGTATATCTCTAAATCAAGTGTAGCCTTGAATAGTAATGTATTCAAATCTTCAGACCCGTTCGGACGCTTAACGAATTGACTGATTTTGGCTATTGATTCCGTGTTCAATCCCGTTTCGTCAATCATCCAACCATTACCAACTATGTAATCGGTCTTTCCTTGAACAATCGCATGATGCTTTGCGCTGGAGTTGTACAGGTCAAGAAGGTAGTCAGGATAGCGATTCTTCCACGGTCTTTCAACTCCGTACATTATCCAATCCTTTGACCTTTCTTCTTTGAATTGTGGCACGTTATGCGCTGCCAAATCAATAACGAATGTTCTATCTCCTTTACCCATTATAAACTACGTATGTTGCAGTATTGTCGTAAGTTGTCGGCTCGGTTTCTGTTCCGCTTACAATACACATTCCTGATTCTAAAAGCGTCAAACCGCTAGGGTCTAGGTTGCTTGCGCTTGAATTAGCGTAAACGAAATACTTATATTCTCCCGTTGCTAAATCCACTTCACCGTCTATTGCCGTTGGGCTTGCTTGGTCTGTAATTGTGAACGCATTGTAACGCTCAGGATAGGGTGAAGTGTCATCAGCTACACAGTATGCGTTGATGTTCGTGGACAACGAAAAGAACCGAAATAGATAGTGGCTTGCACTACCTTTTTCAGTTGTCGTTATTACAACGTTGTTAGCCGTATCTTGCGTTATGCGTATCAAGTTAACGCGATAAAGTATTCTAGGTCGCAAGCTGCACCGTTGGCTTTTGCCATGATGTTATCGGCCTCAACAAATGTACCTGAAGCACCTCCTGAAGCGTCTACTTCTAAATCATCGTTTCCAAGCATGAAAGACTTCCCAGCTTCCAATTTAACATAGAATGTATCTGCACCCGTTTTGCTAACTCCCAAAGTGATGTAGTTAGTGTCGTCTAGGTTCGTCAATCGTATGTACTTCACATCTGTTCTAACGAAAGCACCTTGCGCGTTAGCGGCTGCAAATCCTAGAATATCAACTTCGGCAGTTCCAACGTTGACAATTCGATTATCAACTTCGGCCACGTTTGCAATGGTAAGTGTATTAGTGCCGCTTCGCTCATATCCGTTAAGAATTACAGATTCAGCGATTGTTACAGTAAGCGTTGCGGGTGTGATTGTAGTTGCCATTTGTAGTGTTTATACTACTAAATAGCAAATCGGCTTTTTTGTTTAATTAGTCATGTGTGGTACACGTGTATCCATTGCTTTGATATAGATAAGCCTCACGTGAATGTTCTCCATCACACATAATCACAACGTCAGAACCTTTAACACACTCTAAACAAGTTGGTTCTTTAGCGCATCCAACAAATGCAACACATAGAATAAATAGTATCTTTTTCATAGTTCAATATTACAAAATTCTGAGAAACAAAAAGAGCGACCCTAAAGCCGCCCTTAATGAAGAAAACAGAGAAAAGAAAGAATCTAGTGTGTAATGTTCGCTAGGTCTGTTGAAGATACAGCTACCATTGGGTTAGGCTCCATGCCGTTGAACGTCATTGTGTAACCGTTCAAATCAGCGGCTGCCGTTCCTGAACCTCCCGTACCTGACGCGAAGTCTAAGCCGTTTGTTACTCCAATAGCCCAATAGCTAGGCGTAGCTTCACGTGTTTCAATGATTGCAACTACTCTATTCTTGCAAAGTAATTGAATCTCGTTACGTTTAGCCACATCTAATTTAGACAGAATGAAAGTTAAAGAAGGTACGTAGTAGAACGTTCCTTTGTTACTTCCCGCTGTTGGGTCATCATTGAATGAACTTTCCTCTTTGTCGAGTTCGTATTTGTAGAACACCGCAGATGGTGAAGCAAACGTTACCGCGCCCGTTGCGTATGCTGGGTCTAACGATTCATAATCAGACAAAGAAGCAAACCTCACAGACTTAATGCCGCCTATCGCGTCCTTGCAATCTAATGTAAATCCTTGTGTTAATGCACAGGCCATTTTTTAGTCTTTTAAAGGTTATGGGAGTGACCCGAAAGCCACTCCCGTTAATTCAATTTAAGGAAGGATAGTGATTACTTCCGAAGGGAATGCAACCTGTACACCTACCTTGAACTCCATCGCCAATTTGACAACTCGGTCGTCCTGAGAATACCAAGTTTCTAGGCTGTTGAAATCGCCTTCAGCATCTACTCCGATGAAGAAGTTAGACAAACGTCCAGCGTAAAGCTTATTTGTTCCGTTCAATCCAACAACAGGAACTACACGTAGACCTGTGCCGGGGAATGAAAGACCGTCCGAACCGTCAGGAGATACGTTAGCACCGCCCATACCGTTAAGGTAAGTTCCGTAAGTAAGACCAGCGGCCATCAATCCTTCAACCAATGCAGCATAAGCGTCATAACCAACGAATACTCGGAAGTCATCAAACTCGGTCAATCCCGCAGTCGCAGCGGCACGATATACCAACTTCTGAGCTGCCACAGCTTGTGTAGCATCTGTTAGGTCTGTGATTGTGTTACCTGAATCCGCGTCAGTTGTACCTGAAGAAAGGATTGTAACGAATCCATCCCAATGACCGTTATTACCCGCTCCGATACCGTCCTCACCTTTCCAAATTGCAATATCAATATCGCGTGCAATTTGCTTGGTGTATTCGCTAAGGATAGCTTGCCACACATAGTCAGGAGTTACATTCTCGTGATGTGCGCCCGCTGCCATTTCTTGGCTAAGATATTTCGGCTCTAGGTCTTTAGGACACCATGAGTCGTTAATCTTAACTTTGCCCGGAGTCAATGTTCTTTGCGTGAACACAGTTGAACCTGAAGCGTTGAAGCTACAAGCGTCATCTTGAAAGATAACAGATTGTGAAAGTTGAGGCAGTTTTGACGGCCCTTTGATGTTAGGTACTACGGTTGCAAGACTCATCATCTTTGCACCTAGTACGGTTGCAGTCATCAATTCAAATTGATTCTCTGCCGTGTAGTCTACTAGACCAGTTACAGTAAAACTCATTGTTTATAGGTTTATAGGTTTATTTCTTAAGTGATTGGCGAACCTTGCTAAAGTCAAACTTGCTTGGTTCTTTTGTTTCAAAAGGGTTGTAAGCCTTTTTCTTTGGCTCTTCGACTGGAGTTGCTGCGAACTTCTCAACGATGTTAACCAACTCGGTAAGCGATTCTTTTAAAACCTTGTTCTCAGCTTGAAGCGTTTCAACTTCTTTGATGCTTGCAAACTTCAGGTTATTGATTTTCGCTACGATTGCCTCGTTCAACTTGTTCATAACGTTGTTGGTCAATTCTTCAACGTTAAGACCTTTAGGTACTTCAGCAACAGGAGTTTCTTCGGCTGACATTTCCTCTTCTACAACATCTTCAACAGGTGCTTCGATTGGAATTATTTCGATGATAACACCGCCTTCGGTTTTGATTACATCACCGCTTTCTAGTTCATATTCTGGGCCAGGCGCGTCAATCATTGAACCGTCCTCAGATATTACTTGAACGGTTGCGCCAACTTCGATAGCTGGCTCAATTCTTACAATAGTTCCGTCAACTAGTTTAGCGTCCTCTAGTTTGACTTCTTCAGCAGGTACTTCTTCAACACCTAGAGCAACCTTGATTTTAGCAAGATTGGCTTTGATGTTCTCCTTTGAGAATAGTTCTTTTTTGTTCATTGTTTTACGTTTGTACTAACTAAATAGCCAAACGTAAAAAGGTGTTCCATTTGTTCGTATATTAGCGGTACAACGGTAACTGATAAATACAGCACGAAATGAAAAGAGAAATTGAGAAAATAATGCAAAAGGTTAGACAACACGAAATAAGCGTCATAGATGGCACTGAGCAAGTGTTGAATTTATCTAATGTTGTAAACAGTGAACTTAGAATTGATAAGGCGCATTATTCCGCACTAACTGAATGTGCCAATAAGATACTGGATAAGGTTGAAGCTGGACAAGTTCCAAGAAAGGACATAATCGGACTTAAAATACTTATGGGTCGTTGATGTCATTGTTTACAACGGATTACTATAAAATCGCGTAGTGTTTTATAGTACAGGTTGTGCTACTTCTCAGATAGCACCCGAATAAGGTTGTCAATCAGTTCTTTGTCGAGTTGCTTTTCGGCCTCGTCTGTGAAGATTCCTTCTATTGAGAATCCGCGATATGTACCGTCTTTTACCTTAGCCCATACCTCGTCATTCTCTACTTTGAAAGACCCGAACCATGAACCTTTTGGTAACTCGCTAAATCCTTCAGGCGTTTTCTTGCGTTCGTCAATGATGAACGATTCTATCATGTAAACCCCGTCAACTTGCTTTTCGTGCATCTCGTTAACGTTGGTCGTCATTCTGTTCTTGAAGAACCGTTCAACTATCTTTTGAATTGACGATGGTGAGAACTTGACGTAGTATTCCCCCATCGCTTCGTCCCTTCTGTAAATTGGCAGATTAGCTACCATTATTGCACCGCTGACAATTCGCTTTTCCTCGTCCTGTACTTTGTACTTCTGCGGCTTCGGTTGGTTGTTAAATGCCATCCATTCGCGTTCAATAGCTGGTGTGTCAACAAATGCGATAAACTCGACCCCTGTCTCTTCGTGGTCGTCTATTGTCATATCAATTAGCGGGTACTTTTCCATACTGTTAAATAGCTTTATTCGTTATTTGTTTAACCACCTAACTCACCTCCGAAGGTTGCTTGGCTTTCAATTTGGTTAATATTGAACTGTGATTCTGTTAGTTGTGTCTCTACAACGAACGCTTGAATAGGTGCTAACTCAGCGGCTGTTGTATTGCCTAGTTCTGTTGTGTTAGTGGTAACGGGATTGAATGAAGGTGCTGTTGCGGCTGTTACACTTGAATAAGAAGGAGTAGTTGCCGTTCCTCCCCCGATGTTAACACCGTTGATAATTGTAGTGGCCTGAGCAACCGCTGAAATAACAGAAGCAACACCCGCAGCAATACCCGCTATCATATCCCACGGAGTTGCACTTCCTTGCGTTGCAGTCTTGATTGCGCCAGATATTGCAGCCGCAGTATCAATAGCAATCTGAGCAATAGCTAAAGTCTTAGCGGCTATTGTATTCTCCTGTCCTTGCTTTATAACAGCATCGCCTAACGCACCTAAAGCACTACCTACTGAACTAGCTGCCGCTATTCTTGATTGATATATCTTATCTTCAGCGGCTGCTTTTTCTTGTGCTGCTTTCTTTGCGTTTTCTACATCCTCTTTTCTGAACTTCTCGTTAAGTTCATTAACAGCCTTTGCCCTAGCCGCCTCAATCTCGAAGTTGTCTTCTCCAGCCTTACGCGCTATCTCGTTCAGATTGTCGTAATATAGCTGAGTTTCTTCTAGTTCCTTTTCACGGCCTTCTAATAGTGCTGTTCGTAGTTCCTGTTGAAAGTCAAACAACTCTTTTTCAAGTGCTTTCTGATTGGTCAACTGTTCCGACCTTTGTCCATTGATACGTTCTCGAACATCTGCTAACTCAGTTTCAGCATCAATCAAAGCAACCTGTAACTCAATGCTTGATGTGTTTAACGCAAGTTCGGCACGTGCTAATTCTAACCGCTTGTTAGCTATTGCCTCTTCCTTTTGCGCTTGTTCGTCTAGTATTCGTCCGAGTTCCTCGTTAGCTGCCAAACGTTCAGCAATAGTCAGGCTGATATCATCTCTAATTTGTCTCTGAATTTCAGCCTCGTTCTGATATTCCAATATTAACCCGCGTTGCCTTGCTTCCAACAAAGCTACTTCGTTACGTAGTGCAACCAATGCAGCCGCTTGATTAACAGCCGCAACCGTTCCAGCTTGAATCTCGCTTACAAAATTCTTGAACGAATCTAACGCAGCGGCTTGTTGTACCGCGTCCAATCCCGTAACTACCTGAACCGTTGCACTTGCAAAATCTTTAGCCCCTTCAGTAACACCATCCCAATCTAAATCCAATGCGGCTTTGATAACAGACCCCAATGCCTTGAACTGAAGAATCACGCCCTCCATTCTGTTGACTAGATTCTCTTTGATAACGTTCCAAAGGTCAATGACCGCTTGTTTAGGGTCTTCAAACGCGGCTTTCATCACTTCGCCTATCGGTTCAAGTGCATCGAATAGCTTGTATAGTATAATCTCGAACGCTGTTGTGGCAGTATTCAAAGCATCCATTATCTTTTGGTTCTTGCTTACGATGTCCTTCATAAATTGAAAAACAGCCATCGCAGCACCTACCAATCCAAGAGATTTGATAATGCTACCGATTGAAACGCCTAAACCCTTTGTGCCTTGTTCAGCGGCTTTGAAACCGCTTTTCATTTCGCTTGACGTTTTCTTTGTCGCTGTTCCTAGTTCCTCAACTGATTCAATAGACTTCTCAACGCCCTCGTTTACTTCCGAAGTGTCAACTACTACCTTAAATGCTACTTCTTTTTGTGCCATTAGTGCGAACTTCTTATGAACCAATTTGAACCATCACAATAAAGTTCAACAGATTGGTATTGTGTTGTTAATGAGTAAGTACCTGACCCGTCAATGTTACCGCTTACACCCGCTGTAATGTCAACGTTTGACGCTGAAGAATCTGTCTTTTTAACGCACACCCAAATGTCCTCTTCAAGTGATGGTAGCGTTATTGTTATCGGAGGCGCAGCCCTTGAAGAATCTGCCAATACGAACTCCCTATCCTTTGCATCGTAATCAGCGTCAACATCTACGTAACGCCATGTACGTTTCCCGTCAATTATTGTAACGTCTGACTCGTAAACTTCAGCACCGTCCGTGTTGAGTATTACAACGTTAGACAATCCACTTGCTACATAGTTGTTGCGTCCAATTATCTGAACGTTCTTTGATGAGTCTCCTATGAAATTATCATCGCCAAGTATCTTGAAGTCTTGTGCGTTTGGGCTTACAATATTGCGTTTGCCATTGACCTTTCCTGAATAATTGTTCCATTGACTTAGCTGCTTTTTCCTTCTGTCAATGTTCGGCTTTGTCTCTTTGTCCGTTCCGCTTCCAGCTTCTCCAATGCTTCCAAGTGTAAACGTTTCGACATCTTGCGGGACAATATCTAGCACCTTGAACAATTCGACCTTTGTTAAACCTTCTTTGAATGGGTTGTAATCCATTACCCTATTCAATCTCCAATAACAGTTATCTATTATGATTTGGTCGCGAAAGTCTAGCTTTTGCATATCCCACGGGTCAAGATAGAACTCGCCTGTGAATAGTTTTGAATCCTTGTCCGTTATCTCGTTTATATGCGAACGATGGTACACGTTGAACAGATTGGCATTTGTGTACTGAAGTGTACCTGTTGCAGCGTTGGCCTGATAGTATAGTTCATCAGGAATACCGAAACAAAAATCCGCTGTTGGTGTTATTGGGTTGTTCAAATGTCCCGCATAAGGGTAGTCGGTTAATATTGCCGTTGTTCCTCCTGACGCTTCGCTTTTCAATAGCCAAATAACAGAAGGTAACATATCATGGTATAGTACCCTTACATTTGATTCTGTTGGACTTGCGCCTTCGCTTATGTCGTTATCGTATATTCTTGGCACGAACCTATTTGTGTTCCCCTCAATCTGTAATGGCGTTGCGCTGAATATCACTTCAACGTCTTTCTCTTGCGTAAGAAAGTCGTTATCTACTTCATACCTTCTCGTTCCGTATGGTTCTCCATACTTGTATTGATAACGCTCATTATAGTAATCGCCATCTTCACGGTATTTGTAGTTGTAAACCTTTGCAGAAAGTAGACCTAGCGGCTTTATGTTAATGCGTTTGTCTCGCGCTAATTTCTTTGTCCAATCCCTTGTAGTTCCTCCAGCGTAATATTCATCACGAGTCTCTATTAGTAGGTTTGTTTCGTTTAACGGGTCGGCTGTTATGTATAGATTAAACATTCGCACAAATGCCATAATCATATCAACCATAGTAACGTCAGGCACTACGCTGTTCATTGGCATAGTATCACCTTCAAATATCAAGTTACTTGGAACACAATCCCCTGAAGCCACGTTCATGGTCATGTCAAAGTCCGTGAATATTGTGCTATTTGGAAGTGACGAACCAAGTGCCGTGGCAATACTAAGAGGGTTAAAATTCAACACCAATCTGAATTGAATCTTATCACCTTGTAATAGAATAGTTTGGTCTATGCTTGTTGGTATTGTTAGCGTTGTGTTATACGCAAGCGTGCTACCTTGAAACGGGAAAGACTGTATAGAATCGCCTATTACGGTTGTAACCAAACTTGTATCTGTTCTGATTATCTGTAAGCTAACATCTAAAGCACCTCCATAAACGTTTGTATTGATTGTTGCCCTTTGTAACTGTACTTCAATCTCTGAATTGAAAGCATAGTAGCCATCGTTAGGAACTAGATACACCCAAGTGGTAGTATTCCAATTGTTGCCCGTGTCGAAGTTAGGTGGAGTTGAATCATCGTTAAGCCTTACCGTTCGCGCTAATACGTTTGTGTCAATGCTAAAGAAATCACTTGTAATATAAGCACCTTCAGGAGCTGACATTGACGCCTGAAACTTCCTATTGTTTGTCTGTGAATCATCAGCAAATATCTGCTCACCTGAGAACGGTATTATCAAGTTTGTGAACGGGTCGCTATTGAAGAACGTTGAATCGTAAGTAAACCCAGCGTAGTTAAATACTCTATCAACTATCGACTTTGCGTACAACGCTGGCCTGAATTGTCTTACCGTCCATTTCTTATCTCCTAGAACAGAATCAAAATCATCTCCATAGTCAATCATTGGGTAGACGTAATCTAACCCAGCGCCCCAAGTTGCTTGAACATTGGCAGACGTATAGTCATGGTCTAGGTCGCTGAAATCAATTTCACGTATTTTCTTCTTGCCAATAGATGAAAAGAAGTTCATCAACTTACCAATGAATACTACTTCATAATCGTAACGCCCGTCAAGTATATTAATAGCCCTTAATTGAACTACACCGCGCATTACCTCAACACCATCTGCAAGCACACGCGCTTCGGCTTTCTTGTTCGGGTTGAAGTTCGCTTCTATGTTCGTGCTGTTCGGGTCGTTCGGGTTGCTGATATTGACCTCCCAAATGTTACCGAATAACTCATCATTGCTTTTAGTAGCTGGACATTTGATTGTCTTACTGTAATCAGTCGACCTTTTGTTAGGGTCGCGCACATCTGCAATAGAGTAGTTGAAGGAAAAGTCTAACCCCTCCATTACGTCCAATCTACGCCCTTCAACTATTACCTCAGCCACGTTGTCTATTATTCGTTATTGAGTAATCCAACTCAAATGTGTATTGCATCAACTTGTCATTCAGACTCGTTTGCTTTGATATCATCTTCGGCTTACCCGACATTGCAATGAGTTGATTGTTGACCTCTTGATAAACAACAGGCGAACTAGCAAAGTCATTCATCCAAACGCTTTCAGCTTCCGTTAGAAACGGTGTGTTAACGGTCAACTTATCCTGAGTCATTACATGGTAATCAGTAACGCCTCTACTCATTGTGTCGTATAGGTAGTTAGTACCGTTGAACCTGTGATGTTCTTGCTTGTAGCTTGCGCGTGTTATGTCCGTTTCTTCCGTTGACTTCAGATTGAAGTTGAATGAATCGAAGCCTCCCAATCTATTAAGCCAATGCAAGCGAATCGGTTCATATTTGGAACATCGCCCGTTAATGTAGAATGTGAATATTTCAGAAACAATACTACTTGATTTAGAGCGTATCTGAACGGTGTAGCTTGCTGCACCATTTAAGAATGTTGACGGTGTGCCAACCGTCCAAGTTGAAGCATCTGAATTAACTATGTCGTAAGTTCCAACAGCTACCCTACTGAACTTATCTGATTGTGTTAATGTTATTGAAGCCGTGGCAATTGAAGAGCCGCTAGAATCGAAAGCCACTAATCTTATTTGGTCAATAGAAATTGAACTATTAAGGAAGTAAAGGAACGAACTTTGATTACTGTCAATGTATTGTGTTCTTGGCGCGTCCGTTAGGAACTTCTTTCCTGTTGCTATGTTGTCATAATCAGTATAGTCGAAGTTAAGCCAATCAAGCGTGTTTCTAACCCCGTT